CCAGAGCAGCTGAAACATACGCTCCTATGGCCTCTACCCCAGAATACTGGAATACTTGTGCCCCGAAATACGCACCAGTGTCAGTCGTAAGTGTCGGTGCTACATCAGCCCCGGTAGCAATTCTATACGCTACGCTGACACCTGAATTCCCGTTACTCGAATTGCCGAGGGATGTCCACCCAGAACTCCAGGTGTAAACAGTGGCGGAGCTTCGGTATCCGCCCGCAATGGCTATCAGCAGATTGCCTATCGAAATACTCGCCGGCAACGCCGGAGTTATGACCGGGTTGTTCGACGTTTCCGCAATAGTGCCGGCGTTTATGTAGTTAAGGCCCGCCACGGTCTACCCCCGCTTTATGCTGTAGGCAATGTGCGCTGCCAAGCCGTAATTGCTGTCGTTGCTGTCGCGGTCAACGAAGTATTTGCCATGTTCAACTCTGCAGCCGAGGTAGCGATAGCGCCATCCTCGCGGATAGTTGTCAACGCCGAATCCAACCCGCCTGCATCCGCTTCGCTGCCGTACATACGGTAGTAGCCCGCTGTACCTGTAGCGGCGTTTACGCCTGACCATGTTTGAGCCGCCAGTTTCGAAATAACGCCTGCCGCCGCTGCACCAAACTTTAAGCCGTTTACCGCTGCCACACCGCCCGCCATGTTAACATCCGTCTTGGTGAGAGTTGTTACTGTGGAGGCCACAACAAAGCCATTCGGGGATGTGCCAGTTCCTGGCAGCGCCTTGATGGTGATCACTGCGCCGGAGGACGATGCAACATATTCGGTCGTTGCTTTGTGCGCGTTTATCGCCGCCGCCACGTTAGCAGCTGTTTGTGTGAGTGACGTAGCATAGGCAACCGCACCGCCCAGAATATCCACGCCATTTACCGTGAGTGTATCCACTGAGCCCGCAGCACCTGTGTTGAGCGTTACTGTACCCACAGCCCGAACTTCCGCGGTGCGCGCGGCAGACGCGTCCGTTATGGTGCAGAGCAGCGTACCTGTCACCGCAGCATCCGCCGAAGCCGGCTGGGCCCCAGAGTAAATTTCAATGCGCCCGTTTTGAAACGCGTCCCTAAAACTGCCGTCCTCAGCCATGAAGTTGCGAACGCCCGTGCTGTATCGTAGTGTCATGTCTGTTTCTCCTTACAGTGTTGGGATAGTGAGCGTGCTGGAACCGATCGTGGTTGTCGCCAATGCTACCAACGCAGTGGAACTCATGTTCATCTCGGCTCCCGCGGTACTGATGGCACCATCTTCTCGGTAGAACACCAAATTCGCATCCGCCGCACCTGCGTCCGCTACGCTACCGTATTGGCGATACCAGCCGGCTGTACCTGTGCCAGCATTCACACCGGACCATGTTTGGGATGCCAGCTTTCCGACAGCACCGCCAGACGCAGCCTCGTATCTCAGTCCGTTTACTGCAGCTACACCCCCCGCCAGGTTGGCATCTGTTTTTGTCATTGTCGTTACTGTGGAAGCAACGACAAATCCGTTTGGAGTTGTGCCTGTGCCTGGCAGCGCTGTGATATACACGACAGCGCCGGACGATGTAGCGATATATTCGGCATAGGAGTGATAGCGATTGATCTGCGCGGCAATATCTGCGGCGGTTTGAGTGAGTGAGGTGTTAAAGGGTACTGCTGCCCCCATCACCTCCGCACCATTCACAGTCAAGGTATCAAGCGAGCCGGCTGCCCCGCTATTTAGTGTCACCGAACCTTGAGCCAGTACTTCCGGCGTGTGTACCCCTGCAGACGATGTTATCGTGCAAAGCAGTGTACCTGTTACCGCGGCATCCGCTGACGCCGGCTGGGCACCGGTGTAGATTTCTATTTTGCCGTTTTGAAAGGCGTCTTTATAGCTGCCGATGGCCGCCATAAAGTTGCGCAATGCAGTAGAGTAGCGAAGTGACATGGTATTTCTCCTTAATAGTTACTGCTGAGTATAAGCCTATTTGTGTCTGGGTTAAAGTGCGCCGCGCCTTTTCCATCCGCAGTAAAGTGGAATCTGGCGCGAGTGAGGTTTTTAATCTCCATCTGGGGCAAGCCAACGCAAATACCTTGCGTAGTCATCCATACAGGCAACAAATCCGCACCGGTCGATTTATCCCCGAACACAGATCCATCCACATATGTCACTGCTCCCTCGATCGCACCGTACTCCGTCTTGGGCACGTACTGGAACTCGTCCTTGCCCACCAGCACCCCACAGCTGCGATCGGTACCGAGAAACAGCCCGCTGTTCATGCCCTCCGCGCCTGCGCGCTCTTTGTCTTCCATAGCGGCAAACAGCGTAATTCTGCCGTCCATCCAGATGTATTTGCGCAGATCGAATAATTCATACGCGAAGGGTTCGGACGGGTAGAGCTTATCCCCGGCTGCCACGTACATACGGCCTCGGTAATAGCCAACAATCTGACCGGCGGGGGCTGGCCCCAAGAACTGGGTCAGCAGGGGCAAGGTGAGCTCCAGCGCGTCGCCGGTGTATGAAGCTGTCGTCTGGTCGTTCGCCACGCTGGTCGCCCAGTACAGCACTTCTCCGTCGGGCGTAGATAGATATATGTTTTTCAACACCACATCCGGGTCTGCCGATACAGGCAGAGTGAAATTCAGCCCGCCGCCGTCGGGAACTACAATGACGCTCGCGAGTGCCGCGCCAGACTCCTGACCGTCCGACCTGATATATGTAAGCGTGTACTGGTATGTACCAGCGCTCATGCTGCCTACTGTCACCGCTACAGAAGGCGCGGGCGGGACAGCGATACCCCATGTGCGTGCCGTACCGTTCTCCACAATACCGGTGTCAGTCTCGTTCGAAAAAAACACCCGATCGACCGCTTTGGCGTACGACATCACGGTTCTGGCATCCACCAGCGTGCGCAGAGTGGTCAGGTTGTAACTCGGGTCTGATTTCTTTAGTGCCCCGGCGTTCACCAGCAAGCACTGATCATTGTCCGACCACACAGAATGAAAGCCCCCGGCCAGCACTTGAGTGTACCCTGCGCGCCGGGATACCGCCCCGCTGTTGTCGATATCCGCATTGGTACCGGCTGCCAGGTCAGAGTGCTCAAACCGCTCCGCCGGGCGATCGTTTCTCAAGCCGGTAAATATCTCAAACCGGATCGTATCCTGGTCGAGCTGCGGTACTCTGGTCTGAACTTCTTCCATGATCAGGGGGTGTAGCTAAAACCGTTGGTGCCGTATCTGAGCGCCATATTGGCAAACAGCGTGCGTTTTAATTCCTTGCGTGCTGCCAATATTGCAGCATCAAAAGCGGTTTTGTGGTGTTCCGAGGGAGTGGATTTACCAGCGTCTGCATCATAGTGCCTCAGCGCACGATACGCCGCCCACTCAAGGCAATCCAGCTGATAGTCCTCTGGTACTTCGGATTCGTCTTCCAGATGATCCATCGAGTATTCTGTCAACGGGTTGCGAATAACGCGCAGGTACAGAATCGTGTCATTCTCCGTCGCGCTGGGGGCTGGATGCACCGATAGTGTTACTTTCCCTGCGCCTGCATATACCGTAGTTTCATCGGTATAATACGCAATAGGCCGGCCGGGTTGGGTATTGAAACCAATAACCGGGTCGTATGTCAAAAACTCCGGCGGGGTAGCTTGTTTGACCAGGGCGTGTCCGCTGCGCTGAATGTCAAACGTATCCGTGTTCCATCGCGCTGATAATACAGCTATAGCAGATGCGTGCAACGGGTAGGTGGTTATCCCAGTCTTGAGCCGCACCTGCGTCACTGCGGCGGTAGTGCTGTCCCGTATGCACAGTACCCTGCGCACAAACCTGCGCTCCCCATCTTTTATGTACCGAAGCAGTGTATCGTCGGACCACAAACGATCAGACGTTCCAGCGATCTGGTCGCTGACATCGCGCAGGAGGTTTTTCCTGAGTTCATCGAGCAAATCGCCGAGAGTCATTTCAATGTCCGAGGCGTTTGCTTGCGGAAGTCATAATCCGATAGGGGTACCGGAGTTTCTGCTTGTACCCCAGTACCTGGCTTGTGATAGGGTCAATCACAGGGGAATCCACCAAGGCGTCGTTCAGCAAGCTCAACAACTCCACAGGCACGGCAGCCTCTTCCCCAGGGCGCAAATACGCTTCGAACTGCACTGTCTCCGTAGCCTGAACCTGAGCTTCCTGGCGGGTGATTTCTCCTGCCAGTACGCGAGGCTCCAGCATCTCCAGTGTTTCGGGATTTACCCAGCTGCCGTGCAGACCGAAATATTGGCCTGATGGCGCAATACCCTCATTCTCTTCGAGAATAATATTGACGCGCGCGAACAAGGGTCTGGCTCCTGCCTCCGGTACGCTTACCAGGGGGCTGTTGTTTTCGCGTGTCAGTGCTTCGATGCGCGCCAGTAGCTCAGCGTTTTCTGCGCGCAGGAGACTTGCTTCATCCCCATCGCCGCCGGCGTTGAAATCTACATCCGCCAAGTTGCTTCCAAGTGCTGAACTCATGCTGTTACTCCTTATCGTTAATCGGCTTCATCCATTTTTGCTGCTTGTCTTGCGAATTCTTGCCCGTACTGAGTTTTCTCATCTGGCTCGGGCTTGAGACTTTCCAGATGAAGCTTTACAAACTCAATCACCTCCGGAGCTGTGGTGAATGCGTATTCTACCCACGGCGATTTCCAGCTGCTCTTTGGCTTTTCGTTTTCCGCCATGATCTTCGGATCACAGATCTCAACGGCGAACCCGTTTGCCATTTTCTCTACACGTAGGATAGTGTCGCTCATGTTAATGCACTCCGGAGTATTCATAATGTGGATAGGGGCCGAAGCCCCTAAAGTTTTTAGCCCTCGGCTTCCCAGACAAAAGTCTTGCTGGCAACCATGGTTGTGGCTGTCAGCGAGATCACATTGCCGCTCACAGAGATGCCGTTGGTGACATCGCGGGTGCGTGTGCCGGCAGCAACAGTGTGCAGAGAGATGAGAGCCGCTGGGGTCCACAGCGCCGCGTAGTTGGTGTCAGTAACACCGCCGTCGGCATCCAGTTTAGCCACGATGCCCACGATCGCTGCGCGCAGAGCCACCTGAGTTTCCAGGGTGGGATTCCACAGGGCTGCGTAGTTGGTGTCAGTGACACCTGCATCGGCGTCCAACTTCGCTGTGATACCGCGAATGGAGTCGGCGATAACATCCAGAGCTGAGGACGCCGGATCCCACAGAGCCGCGAAGTTGGTGTCGGTGACACCCGCATCAGCGTCCAACTTGGCATTAATACCGCGCAGCTTTTCCTGCAAGTCAGCTTCCAGCAAGCCGATATACCATTCGTCGCTGATACGGTCGGTGATGTTGTGGAAACGTACAACACGCGGCTCAAAACCGAGCGTGATGCTTTCAGCGCTCGCAGCAGTAGCATCCGTCACAATCACGCCGGAAGCGTGGTTGATGATACCCATGGCGTTTGCTTGGGTGTTGGTGATCATAGTCATGGTCGTTCTCCTAAAAAATTACACTGTTGATAGATTACCACATATCCGGCCAGTGGCGATTGTGCTTCTGTAAGTTCTCAACGCCCGGTAAAAGCTGCAAATTGAACTCGTTGTGCAACCCACAAACTTTTTTGCTGATAAGCGGAACCATGTGATCAACGTGATACGCCATCCCGGTAAGCTCAGAGATACGCTGAGCCTCGGCATAGATAGCGGCGATTTTGTCCTGATTTGCCCATGCAACTGTAGCTTGTAGTTTTGCGGCGCGGCGTTTTGCATCTTTAGCGTTTTCTTTCGCTCTTGATTGTCGTGTGTATACTTTGCCTGTCGCGGATACAGTTGAAATACTGATACCCCCTTGCCAACCTGGATTACCAGCACCTTTTGTACGCAAACTGATTGCTTCCAAGTACTCTGGAGCCGCCTGCTTGCATATTTTAGAGCAGTAAATCCTGCGACCAGCGTGTGACGGAGGCTCGAAAAACTCCTTACCACACTGCTTGCACTCGCAACGAACCGGTTCCAGCTTGTTAGCGATGTGTCTGACCTTGTACCCACATTCAAGGGAGCATGTCCTGACCGCCATTTGGCTGGGTGGAGTACGGAATTCCTTCCCGCAGCATTCGCAGTTACGAGTTGTGTTGTTACGCCCGTACATACAGTTCTTAGAGCAATACTTAGCCCCGCTGCCTTGGGCAACCGAGAAAGTTTTACTGCAAGTTTTGCAAGTCCGTTCAACTTGTTTCTCCTGGGCTTTGGTGAGTTCTCTGAGCTTGTTTGCCCTTAGAACATTTCCGCATTTCTGCGAGCATGTCTTTGGGTTTACACGTCCAGCGATAGCTTTGAATCCTGTTCCACACACCTGACAAATGTGATCTGTAGTGATTCTACCTGGCGATCCTTTCGGCATTTTTTACTCCCATCAGTTATTGACTGGAAGCTATACTATCACAGGTAAAATCAAACTACAAGATCATTATGCTGTTGCGGCGGTCTCCAATCTGGCAAGCCAAGCGTCCATCAAGATTGCGATGGCGGTCATGGTCTTCCATGCCACAGTGCCACGTTGGCCCAGAGGATCGCCAGCTGCGGGCTTTGGATTCACTACCATCGGGGTGATCGCTTGATCGCCTTTCAGGTTGATGATGCCGTACGCATCGCGAGCCAGATACAGGATCGGATACACGTCTGCCGAGGTGCCGCTGGTAGAGCGCATTGCGCCTTTGGCTCCGCCTGCGTCCGCGAATGGAGCGTAGATGGTGGATGTCAGGTAGCGAACGCGTTCTACTGCGCCAATCTCGTTCTCCCAAGGGGTCACGGTACCGTACTGCTTGGTGGGGATAAAGCCGCTCATTTTGCGGATATCCGTTTCCAAGTCAGGGTGCACCAAACCGATGAACGCTGCCTCGACAGGCTCTGTGCGGAACAGGACAGACGACTTGACCACCTGTGTGATGGGCTTGGCGTTCTGACGTGTCAAGCCGGTTGTCACCTGGCG